TCCCCAGGCTTTTGATTTAACACAAGAAATAGATGAAGAAATTAGTCCAGAGGGATTTTCAACTTTTAGTACAGATGTGGGAGACAACTATGAATATTTAAGAACTTTTATTTTTGATCAAGATCCTAAAGTAAAAGAGGAACTAATGAATTTTATAATTACATTAAAAAGAATTAAAGGAGATCCAGATGCAATTATAACAATGTATCGAGCTGCTCCGACAAGTGAGTTAAGAGAAGGAGATTTGTTAACTCCCTCTAAGTCTCAAGCTCAGTTTTATGTTGATCAATCGAAAATAACGAAAGAAGAGGTAAGAGACGCTGAGAGAAAAGCAAGATTAGATACTGATGAGCCTATTGATTTAACAAAAGAAAAAATGTTTAGAGTAATGGATAATCTTATTGATATAATGAATATACCAGAAGCAACGCCTTCTGAGTTATTTGAATATAAAATTAAAACAAAAGACCTTCGTTGGGACGGAGGAAATAGAGGCATTAGTGGATGGGGATATTTTCCTACCAAATAGACATGTTGTAAATGGTCGATTAGGTGATATAAATTAAATTATGGCAGATAATATTGATAAAGGACTCTATCAAACAGGAGCTCCTGAGCTAGAGATTATTAAATCCGAAACAGAAGTCGAGATCGACGGTCAACGAGTTCCGACTCCTGAAGGATTAGAAATTGAAATTAACGAAGATGGAGGGGCAACTCTTGACTTCGATCCGATGTCCGCGATTCCTGATGAAGTTGAATTTTATTCGAACTTAGCTGAAGTCATGGACGAAGGCGAATTAGATCGCTTAAGTGATGAATTACTTTCGGAATTAGAAAATGATCGTTCTTCTCGAAAAGATTGGGAAGAAGGATATATCAAAGGTTTAGATTTATTAGGATTCAAATACGAAGAGAGAACCAAACCTTTCCAAGGTGCGAGTGGTGTTACACATCCTTTGTTAGCTGAAAGTGCTACACAGTTTCAAGCAACAGCGTTTAAAGAACTTTTACCCGCGGGTGGACCTGTTAGAACCGTGGTCATGGGAGAAGAGACTCCAGAAAAATATTCTCAGTCACAACGCGTGCAAGAGTTTATGAATTATCAATTGATGAACAAAATGGAAGACTACACTCCTGAGTATGATCAAATGTTATTTTATTTACCTCTCGCAGGTTCGACGTTTAAAAAAGTTTATTACGATGAATTAATGGATCGACCAGTATCCAAGTTTGTTCCAGCAGAAGACTTAGTAGTGAACTACATGGCAAGTGATTTAGATTCTTGTGAAAGAATTACTCACGTCATTAACATGAGTTACAATGACTTTAGGAAAAAACAAGTTTCAGGTTTTTATAAAGATATCGAAATCATTCCTTCAGAAGTAGATCGCTCGGAAGTGCAAAAGAAGTATGATGAGATTGAAGGTGTGAAACCTTCTTACATTGATAAAGAAGTAAAGTTATATGAGTTCCATACATCTTTAGACCTAGAAGGTTTTGAAGACACAGGTATGGATGGTGAGCCCACAGGAATTAAAATACCTTACATTGTAACGATTGAAGATAGTTCAGGTAAAGTTGTTGGTATTCGTCGAAACTATGAAAAGGATGATGAAAAAAAATTAAAGAAAAGATATTTTGTTCATTATAAATTTTTACCAGGTTTAGGTTTCTATGGTTTTGGTTTAATTCATTTAATTGGATCTTTATCAAGAACAGCGACAAAAATTTTACGACAATTGATTGACGCAGGTACTTTATCTAATTTACCAGCAGGATTTAAGTCACGAGGACTTAAGATTAGGGACGATGCAGAGCCTATCCAACCAGGAGAGTTTAGAGACATTGATGCACCAAATGGTGATTTACGAAATGCTCTTATGCCTTTACCTTACAAAGAACCCTCTCAGACCTTATACAGCCTTCTAGGATTTGTTGTTCAATCAGGTCAGAGATTTGCTGCGATCACTGATATGCAAGTGGGAGACGCGAATCAAAATGCACCAGTTGGAACAACCATGGCATTATTAGAGAGGGGCTCAAAAGTGATGAGTGGTATCCACAAAAGATGTCACTATTCTCAGAAAAAAGAATTCAAACTATTGTTTGATGTTTTTGCTGATTATCTACCTGAAACCTATCCTTATTCTGTGGAAGGTGCAGATCGAACAGTTAAGTCAGAAGACTTTAGTGATCGTGTCGATGTTCTACCAGTTTCTGATCCTAACATTTTCTCAACTACTCAAAGAGTTACTTTAGCTCAAACGGAATTACAATTAGCACAAAGTGCACCAGATATTCACAACATTAAAGAAGCTTACAGAAGAATGTATGAAGCATTAGGAGTGAAAGACATTGATCAAATTTTAAGAAAAGATTCTCCGACTGCTCCTAAAGATCCAGCCACGGAGCACGCTGATTTACTCGATGGTAATTTAATGAGAGCGTATGAAGGACAAGATCACGATGCTCACATTCAAAACCATTTAATCTTTGGAACCAATCAAATGATTTTAGGAAATCCTCCCATGGCGATGAAATTACAAAAACACGTTTTAGAACACGTTTCTTTAAAAGCAAAAGAACAAGCTTCTTTCTTAATGCAACAAGGTCAAGTTCCTCAAGAACAATTAGATCCTGTGATCGCAAAGCTCGAAGCACAGTTCATGGCAGAGATTAAACAACTTTCTGGACAACTCAGTGGTCAAGGTCAACCTGATCCTGTGATTCAATTAAAACAACAAGAACTGCAACTAGATGCACAAAAAGATCAAATGGATGCACAAATAGATCAAGCAAAACTTCAATTAGATGCAGAGAAACTTCGACAGAATATCGCAATTGATCAAGCCAGAATACAAAAGGATTATGACATTGCTGACAAGCGTGCTGAAGTTCAATACGACAAGATGACAACACAAACATTAAATCAGGAGAGAAGAGATGCCACTAACCGAAAAGGGTAAAAAGATTATGAAGTCAATGAAGAAAGAATATGGTCCTAAAAAAGGAGAGAAAGTATTCTACGCTTCTAAGAACAAAGGAACAATAAAGAAAGTAGAAAAGAAAAGTGGAAAGTAAATCTAAATCAAAGTATTCTATAGAGAATATGGATGAGGTAACAAAGAGAAGGATTCAAAAGATCATTGATAGCACTAGAGATTTTGTTCAGGATTTAGCTGAAGAAGGTATTGATGTAGTAGAACTAGCTCAAGTAATGATCTCAATGAGTCGAGAAACCTTAGTTGATGCGTATGGTGAATACGTTGCTGATAACTATATTTCACAGCAAATTAGTTATTTGAAAAATCAAGAAAATAGTCTAACATTACACTAATGAAAAAAAAGTTAACAAAAACAATCCCTCCCAAAAAGGGCCCTGTTTCACAGGGTGAATCTATTCCACCAGGTAAGATTATGGAAGTTAAGTCTGTACCTGAGGATAAAAAACACAAACGTGGTTATGGAATAGCATCTAAAGGTCTTAAATTTGAAGGAGTATTTTAATGGATATTCTTAATAAAATTAAAGACTGGTCTTCTAAGATAGAGAAGAGAGACGCTATTATCGCTGTCATTTTCTTTGTGTTAGGATACTGGTCATGCTCTGGAATCTAGTTCCCACCGTTATAAAAGGCGTAGTCGATGTTGTTAAAACAAAGACAGAAACTAAAAAGCTTATGGCTCAAGCTGAGCAAACGCATATTAGAAAGATGGCTGAAGGCGAAATTGCCTATGCCATTGAAAGTCAAAAAAATATGCAAAACTCTTGGCGTGACGAGTGGTTCACCGTCATCCTTTCACTCCCTTTACTAATTGTATTTGGAGCTATCTTCTTTGGTAAATACGAGTGGATTGAAAAATTAAAAGAAGGTTTCAATACCTTAGACAGTCTTCCTGATTGGTACATTTGGGCTTTAATGGCAGCAATTGCTTCTAGCTTCGGACTCAAGGTAACTGATTTAGCAATCAAAAAATTTAAAAAATAATGCAAGAGAGTTTCGATTACCACGTTAAAAAGCTTATTCAAGAACGAATCAACGATAAGAAAGATGATTTGTTGAGTAGGAGTCTTAGTTCATTTGATCAATATCAATATGAGTTAGGAAAGTTACACGCTTTAGAGCAGTTATTAATGGACTATCAAGAAATATACAAGAAGGTGTTTAAAGATGAGTAGATTAATTTTACCAGAAGGTTTCAACAAAAAACCTTTGACTAAAAAAGAAGAGAAGAAAGATAAAGACGAAGGTCCTGCGTTAGAAAGAATACCACAAGCAACAGGATGGCGAATGGTTGTTTTACCCTATAAAGGCACAGAGAAAACTAAAGGTGGTTTATATCTCACCGACAAAGCTGTGGAAGAACAACAACTTACAACGAACGTTGGAATGATCTTAAGTATGGGCTCTGATGCTTATGCTGATAAAGATAAATTTCCCAATGGTCCGTGGTGTAAGAAAGGCGATTGGGTTGTCTTTGCAAGATACGCTGGATCAAGAGTTAAAATTGACGGTGGAGAAATTCGTATTCTCAATGATGATGAAATTTTAGCTAAATTGAAAGACCCAAAAGACGTACTAACAATTTATTAAGGAGATAAATATGGCTGACGAAAAAATGGTAGACCTTGACACTACTGGAGAAAGTCAAGAGGTTGAACTTCAAGAAGAAGATAAATCTACTGAAGATAGTAAAGTCGAAGAAAAAGAAGCTACTTCTCAAACAGATGCTTCTTCTAATGAAGATTCCAACGACGACTCTAATGATGATTCTAAAGAAGACGGTTTAGATAAATATTCTAAAAACGTTCAACGAAGAATCAAAAAACTTTTAGATAGAATCGAAAAGACTGAACAAAGAGAGCAAGAAGCTCTTCGCTTTGCTGAAAGTGCAAAGAAAAAATACACCGAGTATGAAAATAAAATTAAGTCTTTAGATGAAAACTACATTACAGAGTATGAGACAAGAGTTAAGTCTCAGATTGAACAAGCTAAAAAAGCTTATCAAGA